AACTGTTCATATGTTAAACCTGGTTTAAGTCTCTTAATAGCCGTCTGAGACGTTACGCCTTTACTTCGTTTACCTGTAGCTTCATAAAAAACTTTCATTAAACTAGAAGGTATTTTTAACCCAGTACCTTTAACAGGTTTATATGCTTGAGCGTCTACAGTTGCTAGCTCAGGAGATACGTTTTCTGGTGGTAGTAATTTAAACAAATCAGTACCCATAGATTTTATAACATCTTGGATTTTACTAGACTCTGATTTTATAACCATACCAACTTTAGCGTCAGGATAGTATTTCTTAATCTTGTTTATATTGCTATCGTCAACGATTACATCTTTGTAAGTTAAATTGTCAGCAGGATCAGTTACTTTTAAAACAGGTATATCAAATATCTCAGCTGTTACTTCAGTTGCTAAGTCTTTTAAATTACCAAAAGTAGATTTATCTATGCTAACTTCACCAGATTCAACTATGTTTTTTATAGCTTCTCTGTACTTGTTTTTTGATTCTTGATTTCTTACTAGTTCAATAGGTTTTATCTTCCTAGAAGTCTTGTCAGTAGCCACTTCTGTTGTTGTAGAAGTGTCAGCAACAGCTTCTCTTACTGAGCCAGCAGTTCCAGCTTCAGCATCTAAACTTTTATCAGCTATTTTTTTAAACTTCTCATAAGTTTGTTGAGCTTTAGGGGCAATATTATTATATACCCAAGTTGAAAATTTTGCTTCACTAGGATTGTAAGATTTTAGTATAGTAGGGAAAAAACTTCTTAAATAATCTCTTACTTCTGTCCTATCATAATCTCCTTTTCTAGTATCGTATTTTATAGCGTTTAAAGCCATTGTATCAAACGAGTCAACTAGATCAGCCTCTGCAACTGCTTTTTCTTTAGAGCTAGTATCTTCTGATTTTATAGTCTCTATTAGATTTTCGTTGTTATATACTTTCTTAGGTTTTGATTCTTTGTCTGAAGTTTCTTTTTTAACTGTAGGTTTTTTAGTTGACTCAGTTTTGGCTTTGGCTTCGTTTCGTTCAGCTGTTTTTATTTTGTTTTCTAAATTAGATTTAGCAGCATCGAAAGCAAATTCATCGTCAAAATCAAACTCATCTAAAGCATCTAGCTCTTCTTTAAGAGCGTCTACTTGTTCTTTATTAGTCTTAGATAAAGATATATCGTTAATAGTACCTATCTCTGAGGACTTTACTCCTCGCTCAGTTTCTTGGTTTCTAATGGCTTCTATAACACTAGAATCAACTTTATCGTTTTTAAGTATACTATTATTGTATTGCTTTAAAAACTCAAAAACATCTTCACCTGATTTAAAACTTATATTTTTATAACCTTGTATTTTAAGTAAATTTATTACAAACTTTTTAAGTTTTGTGAAAACATTTTCATCGTATTTTATATCCTTGTTAAGTATACCTTCAGAGAAATAAGTTAAAAACTCTGAGTCATGATCTTCAGTTTTTACATTTGCATCTAGTTGTGATTGAACCCAATTTAATTGAGATGAGTTTAATTTTTCTTTAAATTCTTTAACTATTCTAGATTGATTTTGTATATCTCCAAGAACAGCATTTAGCACAGGGTGCAACACCTCGTGGTTAGACACTGATACAGAACCTTGTTTAAGCGCTACTGTTTTATCCACGAATATTTTACCCGCTCCGATAAAAGCACCGTTAGATCCTCTAGCCTCAATAGCGGCATCTTCTAAAGACATGTTTGTATTTTCAGAAATAGCTTTTATATAATCCTCAGTGCTATTAAATACTTGAGGACCTTTTTTAAATCCTAATTTTTTTGCTAAATCAGAAGCCGCTTTATTTCTTCTCTCAAACATTCTTTCGTTAGAGTTCCTGAATAAGTCTTTATTAACTTTTTTTATTTGTTTTAATTTTTGCTCCGCTAAGTTCTTTACAATTTCTTTTGTTTTTGGATTCTTAATCTTAGCGTTTAAGCTGTTTATTTCTAGTTTATTCTTAGCGTAGGCTTTAACTTCTTCAGAAGTCATGTTTTTTAAAGCATTACTATTCTGAGACTTAATATCAACTACTTTAGATATTTCTTCTTTTATAGCCTCGTCTATTAGTTTTGAACTTTCAACATCTGCTGTTTTTTTACTCTTATACAGCTCAGAAAGTTCGTTAGATGAATTTATTACAACCTGTTTTATCTCGTCAGGCATTAACACGTATTCAGCTGCTTTTACAGCGTTTACGTTTCTATTCTTAGCAGCACCAACACTTGTACCAGCGATACCAAAAACAGATCCAACAAGACCTTCTTCCGCTATTGATTTCCAGTCTTTAGATAAATCAAACTCTCTACTTAATCCAACGCCAGTATAGTTAGGTAGAGCGTCTAATAGCAGCGATGTAGTTTTAGTAGCTGCCTCAGAACCAAATTCACTAGCAGTGTTTATACCTAGTTTTTTAATCAAACTTTCAGAACCACCTCTTATTAAATCTTCAGCAGCTTTTCTATTACCTTTATTAGTTAAAATTCCAGCTCTTTTTAATACACCTCTAGTAGCAATCTCAAAACCAGCTTCAATAGTTCCACTAGCTAAAGCATTAGCAACAAGATTAGCTGTGTTAATTGAAGGATCTTTTTCAAACTCTTCGGTGAATTTAGCTCCAGCAGAAGAACCACCTAAAGCAACTAAGCCACCTATCCCTAAAGAAGCAGCAACAACAGAAGGTAAAGACTCTAGAGCACTACCAACAGCTCTTTCACCTGCTATTAAATAATTGCCTTCTTCTATGTCATCAATAATACTTTCATTTTCGTATTCTCTAATACTTGGCTCTAGTTTTTGTATAAAAATTTCAGCAGCTAAACTGTGATTAAAATTCACAGCGCCTCTACTTTGTTTCGCTACTTTCATTAAAGCTTTTTTCTCCTCTGGAGTACCTTCGTAATCAGAATCAAAAGCGTTCAAACCAGCCTCCATGATAGAAAACTCTACCATATCTACAAAATCTACGCTATTTTTAACAAAAGAAGCAAAACCTCTAACAGTTTGAGCGGCATAGCTTTCTATTAAGCTTGGTTGTGTTGTTTCTTTTAATATCTTCTTAGCTTTATTATCTATTTCCTCTGGTGTTATCTCAAACTCTACTATACCATCAAAACTATATTGTCTTTCTATTTCGTTACTAGCAGCTTCTTGCAGTTTTATCTTTTCACTACTTTCTAGTTTTTCAAATTCATCACTAGAGAAATCATCTCCAGTAATAATATTTTGATCCATTTTAAATAAGTCATTTTTGTAGCCTTGTAAAACAGCTGCATCTGATTTATTAACTTCACCTCCCTGTTCTATGTAATCATTTATTTGCTTTTCAGTTTCTTCTATGCTAGAAACCAATAAATCTCTTTCACTAAACTCTTTTAGTTCAGGTTCTTGTAACTCCGAAGAAGTATCTTCCAACTCTAAATCCGTATCTTCTGGTTGTACACCTGATATTATTGATGCTCTGCTTGGAGTTGCTACTGGCACTACATCCGCATCCTTTTCTGCAGCACCATTTTGAAAATCCTGTGTTTCTTCTTCTTGTACTAACTCCGCTTCAGGGTATTGCGTTAGAAAAAAATCAATTGATTCTTGTGAGTATTCAGTTACATCAACTATTGTTCCGTCCTCTATTTTGTATTTTGTCATTATATGATTACTTTTAACAATATATTTGATTATTAATTATTTGACTTATCGTACGCTTCCATTATTTGCATGTTTCTAGTCAGTTTATTGTATGGCCCAGGGTTTTCTTCGTCCCATTTATCAGCAAATTTTTCAAAATCACTTTTTGATTTTTTACCTAGCTTTTCTTTAGTCCCTGCTCTAAGAGCTTCTGAAAACTGTTTTCTCATTAGCTTAGCATCTTTACCGCCACCATCTCCAGCTTTTGAAGCTTTAAATAATCGAGTGTAAAAATCTATTCTACTATCTGGATCATTCATATTAAAGACTAAGTCTTCATTGCCATCGTAACCTTTTCTATCTGTTGCGTTTATAGTAATAGTATTATTTCCTTCATCATAAATACCTTCTACCCCTGTATACTCTATAAGCGATGACATAGGATTTTCTTCAACCTTGTCATAAAATGCTTTACCAGTTTCAATAAGATCAGGTTTAGTTGGAGCTTTCTTAGTTTCAACAGATCCAAATTTTAAGCCTGTATTTAAAGTCTTTTGAGCAAATTTATTAGCAGTATACTCTGCATATGCTTTTGTTATTACTTTTTTAGCGGCTATAGACTCAGGGCTGTCTTGAATCCATGTTTTTTGGTAAACAATAGTATCTGCACCTTCTTTTCTTAAAACATCATTATACAAAACTATTGCTTCTCCTGCAGTCAGCGATTCTACTTGAGCCTTTGCGTAAGGTTCTGCTTTAATTAAGAAATTTTCTTTACTAGGTAATCTAGATTTCCTAAATTTATTAGAGCCTTTACCTTCCTCGATACTACTCTCTGGTTGACCTGCATAAGCAGGGGAGTTTGGATTTTTTAGATCCATTTCAGAAGCAGCTCTATCAGCCACTTCTTGCATATCAGAAGTTTCATCTGGTATTATTTGAGGGATAGATAAATTATTCATATCAGGATTTAAAGAAGAACCGGCGCTTGAACCATTTTCGTTTAAAACATCTATTCTAACTTCTGCCGATAAACCTCTTGGATCAAAATTTAATTTCTTACTACCAGGAGCTTGATTATAACCATACAATATATCGTTTTTATTAAGAACACCTGTATCAGCGTCTTTCCTTAATCCACCCATTACGCCTAAACCTTTTTCTCTTGCGGCTACGTAATCTTGACCACCAGCTGTTGTATTAGCTAGCATGTTTTTAATCGTTGTTCCGCTATTATCCATATTGGTAATAAAAGAATTCATCTCTCTAGTTCTTTTAGAAGGATTTATCTTCATGTACTCACCGTACTCGTCTAATAAATCATACATTTGATCAAGGTTGGTAGCTTTATTAGCATTGGCTACTTGATTTAGTTGACCAGATATTCTATTGATTCTTTCTTGAGACTTAGCGACTACTTCCTCGTTTAGTTTAGCGCGTCTTTCGTACTCTTTTTTTTGTTCGCTAGCGTAATCAGAAAACGTACCTGCTAAAGATTTTTGTAAATCTCTTACGTACTGGCCAGACTGAGTGTCTACTATTTGTTTTGGGTTTCTATAACTCATATGTTATTAATTAAAATTTGTAAACAGGTAATCCTGCAAAGCCTGGTGTTGAAGAATCTCTAGATTGACTAGTGTTTAACGGAGGAGGTGTAAACCCAGAACCAGTTGTTGTGTCAAAACCTTGTTTATCAAAACTATTAGCGGAACCAGATGCACTCATAAAGCTACCAGCAGTTGAAGCGAGTCCTCCTACCATGCCTGTAAAAGCGCCTGTTCTATCAGCAGATGCTTGAGCTTCTATAGCTTCTTGACCAGCTATTTGAGCAGATACTCTATCCAATTGCGCTACTTCTCTACCTTCTCTTATACCAAACTCAAACTGTTTACCAGAAGCTTCTGCTTGTTGTATTCTTTGAGCTTCAGCCATTTTTTGTTGTTGCTGTCTTTCTTCTCCTTGTGCTCTTGCTTTTTCGTTTTGAGCTTCTTGAGCTTCTATACTAGCAGAAACACCTTTTTTACTCTGTAACGCTGCTTGAGCTAAAGCTGTCGCTCCACCGGCACTTGCGCCAGTAGCTCTAATAGTATCTAAAGTATTTGCTAAAGATATATCAGCTTGCTCTATTTGTATTTCAGCCGCTTGAGTAGCAACTCCTAACGAAGCATATGGATTTGTAATCATATCACTAAGATTAGTTACGCCTGCGTAAGGGTTAATTATTTCTTGTCTAGAGTTTTCTAGCGAAGTAAGTTTAGCTTGAAGTCTTTGTTTTTCACGAGCTGCTGCTTCTTCTTTTCTTCTAGCAGAGGCCATACCAAATAATCCACTGACTATTTGTACCCCTCCTGAAAATATTGCTGCTGGTCCTAATGGCATATTTTTGTTTTTTATTTATTTATTAATAAGATGATTCTGAGTAGCTTGAAGACACTGCAAAAAGTTCTTTAAATCCTCCAGGATCTGTTCCCCCTATAAGTAATTCTACATTGTTAGATATTGTTTGTGGGGTGTTAACTTCTATATTATCACCTGTTATCGAGACAATTACCGTTCCAGTTGTTACACCTTCACCTAAAACAGCTTTACCAACTACTAAAGAGCCTTTTATTTGATTTAAAGGTATAGTTGTGCTATCATTAACAGACTGAGATGTTCTAGCTATAGTTCCGTCTGTAGACATCTCCACTGTTGCGTAAAAACCTTTTACACCAGAAACACTGTTACCCCATAATATCTCTTCGTTAAAAGCAGAAGAGTTGTTAATTATGTTAGCAAAATACTTATTTTCTTTTCTATTAAAACCTATTCTATACTTAACTCCGTCTTCATAATATACTCCTTCTTCATAGCTATATATAGGTAAAGCTACATCACCTAAAGCAGAGTTATGTTCATCAGTGTTAAAGCTTTTTACTTCCCACCCGCTGTTTCCTTCGTAGTTAACTGTATTAAATACCTTAGGCATGCTAACTTTAGGGTTTAGTATTAACTTTACAGTAGAAGGAGATGAATGTCCATAAAAACTATTTCTATTAACACTATTATCATAATGCCTCCACAATCCTCCGTCTTTAACGCTATAGTAAGAGTTTCTTAAACTAAAAGTTTTATCAGGATTATATGTAAAGAAACTAGTCCAACCATTAACCTGCTCATCAAATGATAGTGTATTAAAATTATCAGTACTTAAAGCTTTTTTAGTGTTAAGTACATATTGTTTATTATAGACGTCCCAACCAGCAACAACACTACCAGGAACCTCTCCAGAGTCAATATTACTAAATTCATCTCTAAAATAATCATACATTTTATAGTTAGATATTTCAGTTATACCATCCATAGATAACCTAAGAACAGCGTTTCTATCTCTATCTGTAAAATACTTTCTATAACCATAAGCAGCAAAACTACCAGGGTCTCTACTTATACCAAACTCTCCACCGTAAGGCATTATTGTACCTATAGTAGTGTTAACATTTGTAATACTTCCACCACCTTCAGCGGAGTATATAGCGTCTTTATCTATTAACGCTTTAGATACTTTAGATTCTTGAAATATAAGTAAATTAGTGTCTTCTGCATATAGTCTCTGTATACTTCCATTAGCTGGGTCAGCTGATTTTATTATATCTTCACCTATAGAAAAAACATTAGTATCATTAACACCTGTTCTAGAATTATATATTCCAGAATATATTAAAGAGTTAATTCTATTAGAAGCGTTAGGCTCGTCTTCTACCAAGTAAGCTTTTACACCATTACTAACAACGGTATTATTATAACCACCTCTTATTCTAGACTCTTCAACAACATAGCTAAAAGCTGGTTGAGTAGAAGATGCTACAGGGAATCCACCTACACTATCAGGTATACCAGTAGAACCATTCCATATAGGTCGGTTGTTTTTGTTAGTTTTCTTCAAAAGAAAAGTGTTAAAATACTCTACTTCTATTACTATGCTCATAAATATATTTTTACTTGTTATCGCTATTAATTAATATTATGCGTTGTAAACTCCATCTTCATACTCAAAAGTAAAGTTAACAGGGTCTGGATTAAACACGGTGCTTTGTGTTATAGTGTAAGTAAATAGTGTCGGTATACACTGACCAGCTAAAAATTCAGTCCTTGCGGCTGACTCGTTTAATAGAAAACTTTTCCAGGTGTCGCATGTCCTACCGGCAGCGTCGCCTCCTGCAGGAATAAGTATAACACCACCAGTTACAGGAGCACCTGAATTAGCTATCATATGACCCCAAGGATCTGTTTGATTTGAGTTTGTTACGTCCACGTAATAATACCATCCAGCTGCTAAATCCACAGAAACACTTTCAAACAGCACTGCGTCTCCAACGCTAAGACCTAAAGAACCTGCAAAATTATTAAAAGTAATAGTGTTACCAACAACGCTATTTATAAAATTTACAAATCGTTTTTCTATAAACACTTCTGCATTGTCATCTAATAATTGTATATTGTTAGTAGTTATAATACTACCATTAATAGCAGTAATTACTGTTCCAGATGCAACACCGTCACCAGCAACAGTGTTACCAACAGCTAATGATCCATTTATTTGTTTCAATGGTATATCATAACTAAGAACTGCTCCATCAACAAGAGCGGTTGCATTTTGAAGAACTGCAAATTGATTAGGTTGAACAATGCCTGACAAGTTACTAACTGTGATCGTGTTTGAGTTAACTATTGAAGCCACTGTTGCAGCTCCATACACAGAGGTGTTTCTTGGTGCGATATACATTTTAAACCAAGTCCTAGTGTACGCGGCTCCACCTGACGTTTGCCCTAAAGTGCCATTTATAGTTTCTATTACAAAACCACTAACATCTAGAGCCATATTAATTTTTACATCTCTAAAAGTAGATAAAGAAGGATCACTTAGCTTTATTTTAACTGTATAATTATCAGCTGGCATGCTCGTGTTTTGATAACCAGTATTAGTAATAGCTCCTGTAGAAGAGTTTATTGCAAAATAATTTGTATTTGTTCCAGTAGAAGAAACTTCGCTTTCCTTACTCCATACTAAATCTTGAGATCTGTTCAAAGGTGGATTTGAAACGTCTACCGTTGTACCGGCTGAGCCGTTATAACCAACTAAAGTTATAATATTCTGGATAGTTGGAGAAATGAACTCTGTAGATATAAGACCTGTATAAGGAGGTGTTTCATCAATACTACTTAATATTATAGGATTTTCGTTAACTAAAGTGATTGTTTCGTTGAAAGAAGCTGTTTGACCGTTAACAGTTGCTGTAAAATTAAATTGAAAATTGTTTAAAGAACTATTAGAATTAAAATACACGTTATCCATATAGGCTTGTGTAGTGAATATATTATACTCTCCAGAACCTGTTGTTGTTTCTGTTAATAAAAAATAAGCTCCACTTGAGTATGATGTCTGTACATTAATACCTCCGCTAATAACAGACGCTATGGTAAGTGGAGAGTTTATTTGAGAAACAGGTGTTTTTTGCTGAAAAGCATCAACTAAGTATATAGGCGCTGTAAATATCGCAGGATACACAGGCGGTGTTGCTTGCGTAGGCCATAGAGCCTCTGTAAAAGGCGTTGTGTTGTGGTCGTTTATACCAGCCGCAGCTAATCCATTTACATTAGTTGTTAATATACCTTCATTTATCTCACCAATTAACCCCGTTGTTGATGTTTCCCAAAATATATCTAGAGAACTAACAACTGGTTCGGTTTCATAAATAGCTAATTGTTGGATACCAGGCGTCTTAAAAGAAGAAACCGTAGCTGAGTCTCCAGCTGTAACGTTTACAGAAAAAGTAGCATCAATAGTAGCAGCTGCTTTGTAAGATAATTGAGTACCGTTAACTACAGCTACATCTTGATTCAAGGTGACTGTCATTGGTGCACCTGTGTTCAGTACAATATCTAAAACAAAAGTATTATCAGGTACACCAGTACCAGATAACGAGTCACCGATTTCTAATAATGAAGTCGTTTGAAGCTCTATTTCATTTGTAGAAGTACTGGCCTGCGCTGTTATTAAAGTGCCAGTTGCTGGTTGAGGTGTAAAACCACCTGAGTCAACTTTTAAATTTTCTGGTAAACCAGGGCCTGTTATATTGTCACCAACTTGTACGTTAGAAGTGTCACCGGATACACCTATCAATCTTATCAAATCTGATGTAGCTGTTAAAGAAATTATACCAGTAAAAGTAAAAAAGTTAGTTGTTGCTATTTGACCAATTTTAGCATTAGTACTTATTTTAGCTATAAGAGGGTTAGAGGTAAAAGAATAAAACTGAGGAAAAAGGTTTGGTATTGGTGGATCTTGACTATTGTAATCAAACAACGTACTCATATCTGCTATAGACGTCACAACATCAGTAGCTGCTCCAGGAAAATATTGCGCATTACCTTCTCCAACGTTAAGAATTATAGCTTCAGAAGAGTTTTGAACTCTACCAAAAAGCTGTACAGAGCTTCTATAGAGTTTCTGATCTGGCCCTATTTCTGTTAAATCTCTAGGTACTTTGTTAATATTGTCACTTGTTAAAGCTATATGAGAAGTATTACCTAGCTCTAGAGTGGTATCAGTTGGATAAGAAGCCATGATGCCAGGTAGGTATACATTGTAATATTCTTGTTCGTTTTGTTTTACAACAACCTTGAAGGAATACCAACCTAAAGGATTATAACTATCACTATCAGACTCTCCATTATATACACCTGGCTCTCCGTTTACGTAGTTTTTAGTTGTTCCTATTTGTTTATTTATTGATAATTTTATAGAATTACCTAGCCAATCTATAGGATTGATGCTACTGTCTATGTATGGAGAAAACAATGTAGAACCAATAAAACCATTACCGTTTATTTCTACATAACTTGAATTATTCGAAAGTATAGTTGTTGATTGTCTACCGTATCTATCTGATAAAACAATACCTACTTGATATGTTCTATTTGTTTTTAAAGAACTGTTAGGATGAGAAACAGAGCTTGTTGTGTTTATAGATTTAGAAACTGGTTCAAAGGTTAAGGTATCAGACAGTCCTAATGTAACATCTTTACTTAAGGTTATAATAGCACCGGTTATATCTGTTATAAAGGTTTCTGAAGGCACTCCAATAGCTATAACTACACTACCAACAGCTACAACGCCACTAATGCTAGAAATTGATACTGAGTTGGAGCTTTCTATAGAGCTAACTACAGCTGAGCCATTGTTAAGATTAAAGCTTAATTTTTCTGATACTAAAACATTGTAGTCTATAATAGATGGAGGAGTGTGCTTGTCTTGAAAATTACCATAAACAACTCTATTGCTTATAATTTCTTGAGAAAGCGCTTTTACCGGTACTTTATCATACACTCTAGTAATTTCATTTGATGGTAATGTTTTATAAGGTTTTCTAGAGTTGTAAACGTAAACAAAAAAGTTTGGATCACCTATAGTTAGCTCCACTCCACTAGATATACTTTGCGCAGCGCTAAGCGTTATAACGCCGCTTGTTGTAGAGTTTTCATCATATTCAAAACTAACTACAGTTGGATAACCAGTTACACCAACTCCTTTTACTATTTCACCTATTTTAATACCTCCTTTTAAATTAGTAAACAAAACAGCTACAGACGCTTGAGGTGATGAACCAGTGGTGAAAACTCCAGAAGAATTTTCTATATCGCTTATACTAATTGTGTCTACGACCTTAATATTTAAACCTTCTGACTCTTTATATAATACATCAATACCAGTTATTTTTAAAGCTTGATTAATTTCGTAATTAACGTAAGGTAGTGGTATTCTTAAATCTAGTTTATTAACTTTATTCTCAACAAAAGAAACAACAGTGCTTCTAAAAGCGTTTGATTCATCATTAACTTTATCAAGATTTTCTTTATCAGTGTACATGAAGTAACCATCTTGTTTAGGTATAAATGCTGACTGAGTAAAAGTAGAAAATAAAGATTTTTCTCCATCATCGTATTTAAACCTGTAAGCAAATCTAACAAATTTGTCTTCTAAAAAAGACGGATCACCCGCGTATTCAGGATCGTAATATGGGTTTGAATTAAACACTAGTTTTTGACCAGCAGTTAAAGACGGTAGATTTCCACCTAATACAGTTATATCCCAATAAGAATTAACAGAATCGTAAACAGCAGTGCTTAATGTAACTCCATTGACATTTACTATATAACCAGTAGTAGTATCAACATAAGAGACAGAAGCCCCTGTGTTGTAATTATCTGACGTTACCACTAAATCTCCTTTAATGTTTTTTATAACTGCTGTTGTACTAGTCGAAGAAACAACTACTCCGGTACCTCCGTTAGGATAGTTTAAACTAGTAACATCTTTAAGTGTTGATTCATAATCACCAACGCTAGAGCCAGTTATAATACTAGGCTGATAAGTCTGTATAGCTTCATACGGATTATATTTAGCTACAGATATATGATCTTCGCTTGTGTAGTAAGTGGGATTAGAAATGTTATTTTTATTTGCAATAGATACATTTATCTTTCTTGGTTGATTTCGGTTATCTGTCCAAAACAATAAGTTTTCTAGTAAATTAACGCCATATATTGGGTTTGTTTTAGAAAAGTTTAAAAAAGAACCTTCAACTAAAAGAGTTGCTACATCGGATAAAGTATTATACGAAAATATAAAATTGCTAGAAGATTTATTATAACTTGGATTTGTTAAATTTACTTCAGAATAATTTGTAAAAAATAAATACAAATTAGAATTAAATTCGTCAGCTAAAAATCCAATACAACTTATATCACTAACCCCTGTTATAGCGCTGAAATCCTCTATACGTACGTTACCTAAAACACTTTCAAGCGCGCCAACGTCAGAACTTTCTGATCTACTAACTTGAACATTTGAAGCGTTTCTATATTCTCCTGATGGTAGAAGTCTACTATCAAGATCTTTATTCATTTTAGACTTTATAAAAGCGTTTTTAACTTCTGCCATATCTATATATTATTTTATCCACTTAGATTTACCTCTCATTACTTGCGTTATTTCTTCTAATTTAATATTAGATAATCTTATTTTAGCATTTCTAAGTTTAGCAACTTTTTCTCTTTTTAATCTATTGATAACATACTCAGGCTGGTTTGACTTAATAGCCATAACAGCATAGTTTATATAAGCATATAAAGCTTCTTCTGCTAGCTTAGGTATTCTAGTATCTAAATCACTTGATAAGCCATCTGATACATACTCTAAAACTATTAATTTATCTTTTAAATTACTAGAAAAAGACATTTTACCTTCCCTATCATTTATAGTAAACCAACCATTACTCTGCGAGGTTTGAGGATCTAAGCCGTATTGTTGACCAACTCCTATAGAGCTAAATACACCATATGCATCATAATCAAGAATAACATTATCATTCAACGTGTTACCACTTATTAAATTGTCGTTAGCATTTCTCCATCTTTCCTCAGTTAGCGAAGTACCTTGTAAGTTTTCACCAAAATTATCCTGAGTTGGAATACCTTTACCGTCCTGTATAGGATTTTCATAAGGATTTGTAGTTAAGTTATTGGCTGGGTATATAGGTCTTTTGACACCTAGTTGATCTATCCAAGAAACACTAACATAGTTAACATAGTCTTGAGGTATAACAACGCTTAAACTAGGTGGTATACTTAATTCTTGAGACTTTACACTTTTCAATGTATCGTAGCTAAATTCTTGTAAACCTCTTTTAGCATGAAATATTATATCTGTACGTTTAACACTTGGAATTAATTTACCAGCTCCTACGTAAGCGACTAAGAAATTATTTATAACATCACTAAGTTTAGTATAAGAATAACCCCCGTAATTATTTTCAACAGTTTGACCAAAAGCGTCTCTGTCTCCGTAATTACCTCCGTCTAATATTTTCAATTGAACAACTACACTAGTGTTAACAGGTAAAGCTGCTGTAAAAGTTACAACATTACCTATAACAGTATAAGCCGCCGTGTACTCAGTATAAGTAAAAGCACCAGGAGCCGAAGTGTAAAGTTTAAAATTGTTTAAAGCATAATTTGTTTTAGAAGGATCATTGCTGCCAAATACTAAATTAGTATTAAAAGTAGTTGTAAAAGACTCATTGATAGCACCAGTAGCTGAGGTAAAGCCTTGAGCACCTGCGTAATACTGTTCGTTAGTTTCTGTTATTAATGACATCTATTAGCTTTTTTGATTTATTTCGTTTTGTTGTATCTCTTGAGCAGCTACTTGTATAATCTGAGGATCTCTTATTATAACTCCAGAATAAAATAATATTCTAGTTACAACCTCGACTTGCTCTGAGCTGTTTAATTCAAAGTTTATAGAGTTAGCAGAGTCGTATATATATTGACCAACAGTACCTAAAGTAAAATTCCAAGCTATATTCCTAGGTGCTCTAAGTAAACTAGTTGAAACACCGCTCTGTATAGTGTCAGGTTTAACTATCAATTTATTAGACTCGTATAAATAAGTTGGAAAGCTTTCAGTTGAAGCCGTTAGTGGTGATCTTTGTATGTTGTAAAATTCGTTTCTAGACAACCTTTGTATCTCAGTTGATAAACCGTTTACAGGTGTAAACACAGGTGTGCCTAATTTATAAAAAGAAACTGCGCTACCTTGAGGTATCGAGCCATCGTATATTATGGTAGGATTTTCAAAAACTGGATTTGTAGGTAGATCAAATTTTCCGTTAGCAAATGTACAATCACCTTCAGTTTTAAAAGGAGACATTTTCTCGTCGATACTCATTTGTCTATCTGAGTAATCATAATCTGATTGTGGCACTCGTAGTTGTTGGTTTAAGTCATCAAAATACTGCTCGAATATATCAAGCTGTACCTGTGTAGCTGTTCTATTAAACTCGTCAGGTGTAATATATCCACGCTGCTCTTTGTTTAGTATTAATAAAACTGTTTTATATACTGTATCTACGTTTATTGCCATTTTTATTTTTTATTATAATATAACCGGCCACAATTAGCGACCGGTATATATTAATTATTACATGTTAATTCATGTTTTTCTCTATTGATCTAAAAACTTCTACACCTTCATCTGTCTTAAAATAAGAAGCCATAGCTGAATAAGGGTTTTCGTCAAAAGGTACTGTCATAAGTTTTCTACCATTTGATCCCCAGTTAAACGTTCTTTGGTCTTGAGATAGAACTATAATACCTAATTCAGAAGCTGTAATAGCTACGTTTCTAAGTTGTACATTTTCATCATTAGCTAATTCTAAGAATAAAGATGGATTGTTTCTAGCAAACAATAATAAATCTCTTCTAAGCTCTTTAGAACTCATGCTAGATACCTTAGAACCTAACTCAACTCTTAATATAGCTTCGCATTGATCTACATCCATTTCACGAGCAGCATTTAAAGCATCTATTTGAAGATCTAAAACATCTAATTCGTCTTCAGCTTTTTCAACCGCGCTAAACTCTTCGTATAACTTATTTTTAAGTGGGTGATAAAGAGATAATAGTTTTTGTAAATTTTGTTTTTGTTTTGGAACAGTTAAAACACCGTCCATGAACCTAATGTGACCCATTGTGCATTCTCCTTTTTGTTCATCTACTAGTGGAGAAGATTGGTTTGTAGCATATCTTATCTCTCTTTGTTTTCCAGACTTTTCATCAAAATACAATAAAGCATGTTTTCTAGTGTGTCTTCCTGGTATTGTAAGAGTTAAAGGGCTTTTATCTCCTTTTAGATAGTATATTCTATCTTTTATTTCCCATTCAGGTTTAATTTCTTTTTTAATTGAAGTTGTTGTAACAACTTTTTCTTCTTGAGGAGCAACCTCAACTTTTTTTGCTGGAGCTTTTTTAGTAGCCATAATATGATATAATTTAATAATTTGAAAAGTGTGACAATAGCCTTAGTATATATATAGTAAGGGGCTAATGTCATATAAGAGTAATGATTACCCCCGTAGTTTCAACGAGGGTAAAAATTACATTAATTTACTTTTGAATCCTTAGATTCCTTTGAATAATACAAAGTTGTTAGCAGCTTGAGTTACTAAACATCTTTCTGATAAGAAGTTAACTTGCATTGCATCTAAATCAGAAGTTGCAGCACCACCAGCAGAACCAGTTAACCAAGATTTCATTCTTCTATCATCTGATTGAGAAGCTCTATATCTTACATGTAAGAAAGGTCTTCTGATGTTAGTTCCTAAAATTTGATCATAAACAGTAGAAGTTCCAGCAGGTATTAATACACCTTCAATAGAACTGATACCATCGATTCCACCACGAGTAGAAGCATCGTTTAAGTATTTCCAGTCAGTTTTGTAGAAGTCATAAGAACCTCTTCTGAATCCAGAGAAACCTAAGTTAAGAGCCATTTCTTCAGAGTTTTCGAATAAACCAAAAGCAGTACCACCAGCGAATCCACCAGAGATAGCAGCTAGCATATCGTCAAAATCAAGAGATGTTTGTCTCTGTAAGAATAACATGTTCTCTTCAATAGCTCCTTGAGTATCTAAGTTTTTCAAGATGGCATCAAATTCGTCAAGACCAGCAGCAGCAGTAAATCCTACTTCTACGTTTCCACGAGCTTGAATAGCAGAGAATAAACCTTGAGTACCAGGTAATCCAGCTGAAGCGTTAACACCTGCTGCAATTTGGTTATACTCACCTTCTACCATACTCATTTCTAAGTAGTCTTCAAAACGTAATCTTGTTTCAGATTCAGCTTTTAAGTACCATAGGTATCCAGATGTTCCGTCTTCAGTTGCAACTTCTACCCATCCAATTTGAGCCATATCAGATCCAGAAACTTGGTACTGACTTCTGATGATCACAGGAGAGTTAGAGAATTGAGTTAATTGAGGCTCTACACTAATACGAGCAGCTGAGTTACCAGCGCCTGCACCTAAGCTACTTCCTTTTGTGTAAGCAGAACCATATACAAATACTTTTAAACTTGGTATTACACCAACAGCAGTAGCTCCAGCTACAAATCCAGCAACTAAACCAGCACCATTAAAAGGAGCAACAGTAAAGTTACCTCCAGCACCAGCAGTAGTAGCTGTTACGATTGCTTTTACTTCAACACCAGTTGTAGGGTTTAAAAGAACTACAGTATCATTTATAGAAACAACGTTATTAACGTTAGCCGCTACAGTAATTACGTTAGTTGTACCAACGTTAGCTCCAATACCAATTCCTTGGTAAGAGATATGTAATCTGTTTTGCTCAGACCAAATTACTTGATCAGAAGTCATTGGCATTTCAGCACCAACCATTTTTAAGAATCCAGATAACGTTCTGTTTCCATAACGCTCTACTTCTTGTTCGTAAATTTCAGGTAAATATTGTTGCGCGAAAGTTGCACCACCTGCACCAGCTGCGTTAAACTGTAAATAGTTTGTAGCTAGTAATTGTTGTGTTTGAGATGGTACTAAACCACCAAACTGAGGAGTTAAACTCATAATTTTTGTTTTTTTTAGTTAAACTTTTTTGTTTTTATTCTTAATTTTGAAGAATCAAGACCGCTAATAGATTTAACTTTTAAACCATTTACAAATTCACTACCGTTTACCGCAGTTCTCGGTGTGTCTGTAATGTTCTTAGATTTGTTGACAACGTCTCGAACCGCGTCAGCTTTTCCTTGTTCATAAAAATGATTTACAATACTATCTGCATTAGCAGCAATATAAAGAGCTTTGTGATAACCTTTTGTATCTGTTACATCACCTTTGTCGTTAAGGAACTTCCCTACGAAATTATTAATGTTAGATTGGTCTTCTGCAACTTTACTAGGATTTTGAACTCCATACCTAAACTTTTTACCACTAACATCGAAATCAAAACCTTTGAAATCGTTAGCAAAATAGTCTTTAGTTTGAGACGTGAAATCTTCGTGCTGTTTAGCAACTTTATTTTGATCTTCTTTGTATCGGTTGAAAAAGTCAGTAGCTTTTTGTTGGTCTTGAGTTACGCCTGGTCTCAACTTGATCTCGTCGTAATATTTACTCTTTGTTTCCTCTAAAAAGTTTTTAGCTTTCTCAACTTCTTCTTTAAACGCAATTTTTTTCTTGCGTATATCTTTGTCATCATCTAGATCTTCGTCATATTCATAGTCTTCTAGTACTACGTCTATGTCTTGTGAATCTAGATATGGTTTTGTTTTTTTATAATATTCTTTAAGTAAAGAAGTTTCATCTATAGCAGAGTAGTCAGCATTTAATCTAACATAGTCTTCTACAGTACCTCCAGTATCTTCCATGAAGTTAACAAGTTTTTCGATGTTTTCAGGTAGCTTTTTACCTAAAACTTTTTCATCTCTTAAAGCTTCTTTTACTTCTTTAGTAACTTCTTTAACTTCTTCGGTTTCTTCTTCTGTTATTTCTTGCAGCTGCGTGAACTCGGGAGTATCATTTGAAGAGGTGACTTCGTTTCCTGATCCCACTTCTTGCAATCCCACTTTGGGCTGTTCTGTGCGTAGCACGCTTTCCTCTGAGCTTTCGTTTTGAATGGCATTTTCTTCTTCTTGTTTTGGAATAACTACTTTAGTTACAGTATCAGGCGCATCTATTAAAGGCTCCTTAATATTAACTTTAGTAATTTCTTGATCTTTTTTAGCTAATTGCTTAGGTTTCTTTGCCTTACCTTTAAGACTAAATTCACCTTCCTGCTTAGCAGGTTCATTTGTTTTTACTTCTGACATAATATGATATAATTAAATAATTAAGTACAGCTTTATCTAGGGCCAAAACCTTCTAAACCAAAACCACCTAAAACGTCATTACCTGAAGATTCAAAATTCTGAGGTAATCCTTCTGTTTGTCTTTGATTTATTAATTCTGATTGCTGTGTTCCCTGTAGTTTTATTCTTTGATCTTTCCTATCTTCTATCTCTTGCTCTCTTTGATTTTGTGTATTCATTTGAGCTTGAGCTAATTGTATGTTATAATTAAACTCTTCAGCCATAAGCTCTCTTTTTAGTTGAACTTCAGTTTGCATTCTCTGTATTTCAAACTGAGACTTAGCTTGTTCTAAATTAACTTTTTCAGAAGTAAGAGCTTGTTGTTTTTGAACCTCAAACATAGCAGCTTTTTCAGCAGCCTCAGAATTTGCTTGAGCTTGTGCTTGTATATTTTGCTGTTGTTGTTGTTGCTCTCTTTTTATTTTTTGAGTTTGTCTAAGTTTTAAAAACTGATTAGCTACTTTAATATTTCTTATTTGTCTAATGTCAATAGCATCTGACAAAGCTATAGCACCTGTTTGTAAAGCCATTTGAATATTCTGCTCTAGTAAAGCTTTTTCTTCTTCTTCAGGTTCTAATTGTAAAAAGATACCAAAGTCATGAAGCTGTAAATCCATAAACTCTTCTAATGTTTTAGTATTAAACGTACTTATAGAATTTATTAACGAGTTTTCAGTTAAAGGGTTTTTTATTAAATCAGCAACTTTAAGACTTATGTTTTCACACACTCTTAAAGTAACAAACAATAAAGAATCTAATAGATGTTTTGTAGCTGTATTAGAAGCGTTTGCTGCTAATTTCTGAACTCCAACTAAAGCATCTTTATCTGGTTGGCTACCATCTCTAGCTTCGTTTAATCCAGTTACGTCTCTTATCATTTGTAGGTAATATTGATATGTACCTATTAAACTTTGTATTTTAGCTTGACCAGAAGATGTTGATAATTCTTGTATAGGCACTTTTCCAGCATTTAAACCACCTTCTTGATTAAGTGATCTACCTACTATAGAACCAGTTTGAAAATACATATTAAGAGCTTCTGCTGGATTATAATTCGTACCGTTACCTAAATCAACTTCAGCTAAACCATCCATGTCTAAGAATACACCATCAGGAACTATTCTAGACATAACTTGTTGCAGTTTTAAATGAGTTAGTTGAATCATGTCAGCAAAACCAGTTATCTTACTAACAACAGACTCTATACGTCCTTTATACATCTTAGGTGCACTAATACAGTAGTTCATTTCTACTTTAGTAGTATCAGCGTTTGGCCTAGTCATGTTTTCAGCCATTTTCCACTCTAGCATTAGATTAGTACCTAACACCTTGGCGCCAGTGTATAATACTTCTATACTTCTAGAAACTCTTTCAAAATTATCATTTTCTGGAGGGTTAAAAGAATCTGTTTTTTCTAAAGCTTTTTCTAAGCCTTGTTCTGTTCTTTTAATTTTAAAAACTTGGTTCATATAAGTTTTATACTCAAAGTACATTACTTGAACCGTGTTTTCATCGTAATTACCCCAACCTGTAACGTATTGAGAATTACCTGGAGTTTTTTGTATTCTTTCTAACTCTTCGTTTGAAAGGTTTGGAAACTGCTTTTTTAATTCAGGTATTGTTACAGCTTTTACTTCTCCTACATAATATATGTCTTCAAAGTTTGGATCTTCTGTATAAGAGTAAACCATATAAGCTGGATCAACGTAGTCTATAACTATACCTTGTGATTTATCAAAACTAGTTTTAGTAGCTCCTATACCTATAACAGTTAAGTCTTGAGCTATTCTTTTCTTTGTTTCATCAAATTTATTACCTGCTAAAACGTTATTTATAACTTCTTCCTCAGCTACTTCTACGTTTTGCTTATAAGTCATTTGCATGTGTAGATCAAGCTCTTCATCGCTTTCAGGTAGATCTTCCATATTTTGAGTTCTAGAAAAATCCATACCTAAGTTTTCTTGTAAATTAACAAGAGCTTTTTTGGTATTCATATCCTGCTCTATAGCTTGTGCATAATCTGTTCTGTTTTTTACAGAAAAAGGATCTTGAGCATAAGCTGTTATATCATATGATTTATTAGACAATCCGTTAGCAACTATGTCTACAAACTTAGATATAATAGGAACAGGTGTCCAGTCTAAGTTTAAGTATGATAAATCACCATTGATAGATAATTCATTTTTATATTTTTGAACACTTTGCTCTCCTCTAGCATATAATCTTAATTGATGAAAATTACTATAATACTTAGCATATCTGTTTCCGGATCTTCCTCCTTGAAACCACTCTTGCTCTATGGCTCTACCCACTTGTATACCGTAATCTAGACTTGCTTTTTCTTCATCGCTAACTACTTGACTAGGGAATGAACTATAAGTATTAGTTTGTATCTTCATTTATTTAATCATTTTTGATGACGCGCCTGTGTTGTCATATTTTTTTATACCTAAGTTTATACTTTTATATTCTTTTTTAGCTGTTGGTGTGTATCTATTCTTGTTACATGCCATTAAAGCTAAACCAGAACTTATGGAAGCATCATGTTTTGTTCTGTTATTTATATTAAATTTAGCCCAATCTTCTAAGGTTCTTTGAAAGTACATGTCTCCATAACCTCCTTCAGTTTTACCAATGTTTGTATCTACGTATGTTTCTATAGCGGAAGCGTGAGCTTGTTTTATGTCTTCACTAGAGTTAGGTATTCCACCTATTTCTTTTTCAGTTACTGATAATTTGTTCCAAACCTTATCTGGTCTATTCATAGAATAACCTCTATAACCTCTTCTTCTGAAATAATATAATAATCTAGGCTTGTTGTTTTCACAAAGTAAAGGCATACCGTAAAATATACATGCCATTAATACATCTTCAAAAAACATCTCAGCTGTTTGTGGTCTAGCAATATATTCTAAAAAGAAATGATTGGGAGGTACGTCCTCCATACTAAATTTTGTTAAACCGTGTAAAGCTCCATTAGAACCTCTACCATCAACTGTACCTGATATATCATAACTATCACAACCAAACGCTCCACAGTGATCATTACCTGGATACTTGGTATTACCTTTAATTATTACACGATTCTGAAGATTTATAGGTGGAACCCAAGTTATATTAAATCTACCGTCTTTATTAGGCATAAATAAAACCTTAGAATCTTTAACACCATTCTCCCATTGAAAACTACCTTTAGTTACTACAGAGGTGTTTCTTAAGTCTTCATTGTAATCTATTTGCTCGTATATTTTTGTAAGATTAAAAAGCGATTGCTTTGTTTCATCTCTAAAAGCGTGCTGCTCTGTTCTTGGGAATTGACGATAGTATTCGTTTAAACCATCTTGATCGTTTTTTAAACCATCTACTTCGTTTTGCCAATACTCTATTACTCCTTGATCTATTGGATCACCCTGTGGTCCTTTTACTTCTTTACCCGGAGTGTTGAATACAGGAAATCCATAAGAATCAATGTATCCTTCGTAGTTCCATTCCATAGGTATGAACAAACTATAGAGTCCTGAACGAGTCTGTCCATTGGCATTTCTTTCGTTAATATTTGAATCATAGTATAATTTTTTAAAATTTTCACCACCCTTATCTAGAGCGTTTGATGTTGAGCCCATCATACATTTACCTATAATCCTAGAACCTAGTCTTAAACAAGTTTTAGTTACCCTCCAGTTGTTTAATATATTTGTAGGTCTTTCCCACTTTCCACTCTCATCATGTACTAGTAGTTTTAATTTTTCCCCGTCATACGAGTTGTCTCCTGTGTTTTTCCAGTCGATCGTCGTGTCGAGCCCCGATATTTCTTGTAGCTTTTCGTTGGTATCAAGTTTCTTTCGTGTAAACTTCGACGCTGGTACTCTATAAGCGAGTTCTGTTTTTGGCCTGTCCATACCGTCTTGTATCGGTTTGAAAAAGAAAGGGTAGTTGATCGATATTGGTACAACTTTGTCCGTAAACATTTTTTTCGCATCAGGCCCAGATTTTGATAATATACCAAATCTAGAGTCTGTTGATATTGTTGCCTGGTTAACTGTTTCTCCAGATGCCATAAACGAGAATCCAGAACGTCTGTTTTTAAGGTAACACATACCGTATGATCTGACGTCTGCTTTACAAGCTTCCCAGAATAAGTAGAATAATCTGTTTGACTCCCTAAAATCTGGCTGCCCAACATCAATCTTGGACCACTGCAAGTACATGTAGTTAGTACCAGTAATATAAGTAGAAATGTCTTTATTATTAAACCACATTCCTTCATCTCTTCTTTTAAACTCTGTATCGATATAGTCATACCATTCTTCTTTAAAGTTCGTAGGGTAATCATCCCAATCAAAAACAGATTTTATTTTTTTTAGCTCTTTAGGGTATTGAGTATGCTGCCACTTGTTTGATTCAAAAGAAACAACATTCTCTTGTTTCGGTAGAGCTATATTTAAACCTTGTATATTGTAAATTTCACCTATTTGACCAGTCTTACTTATAACAACAACGTCGTGCTCTTTGTTATAACCATACTCCCATTTCTTGTATTTGTTTAATCTATTTACAATTTTGGGTTTTATGTGGTCTTTTAAAACGCTATATAGAGTTTGCTCGTACATTACTTAGATCTTCCTTCAGCAAAACCTCTAAAAGACTTTTCTTGTTTAACCTCTTCTTTTTTAGGATCAAGCATTTTCTCCTCTTCTTCGATACGATTAAGAATTTCAAAAGCATCAAATATAGCCAGTTTCTTAGTAGCTGCAGCATTTTTAAGTTTATCAGCAGATAAATCATCATCAGAATCAACAATAGCTTCCTTAGCTACTTTAATTAACTCTTCAACTGCTTTCTGCCCAGCTAGGATTATATTCTTCTTGGTTTCCTTTGTGTTCATATTTAATTACAATATCATTAGATTTCATACAATAAACTCTTTGCTTGTCTATAATAAAATCCCATTCACTGTTAGGTGTAAAACCTAATACATCTCCTGGGATTATTTTAAGAGCTTCTAAGGACTTATTTCCGTATTTTAGTATACCAATAAGTTTTTGTTCTTTTTCTAGCTCTAAAGAGTTATTATTCTTTAAAGGCATTACAAAGCATCTGTCTCCAAATGATTTCCAATTACCTGTATTTTTATACAAATATATTTGATCTATAGCGCAAAAGTATAATCCATCTTCAAAATAAGATCTACTATTTTTTTTAACACCCTTCATATCATAGAATACTCTAAAAACATTATGGTGGACTACTACTATATCTCCTTTTTTTATATCTGTTTTAAAAGCTTTAGGAGTTTCAACAACTACAGCCATATTATTGACTGATTTAAAGCTTTCTATTTTCGTATTCAAGACTAAGGTCTTATCACCAAGTTTTATTTCATTTTCATATCTATCACCTAATGGCTTAATTATGAAATCGTATAAACTTTTCATTTAATACTCTAGATCGTATTCAACGGATATAGCCATGTTAGAATTAAACTTCTTCCATGGCATTATCTCATCTCCTTTTTTTATGAATATACTATAAGAGTTTGATTCTTGATTGTGTAAAATTGCTGATATTGTGTGTCCTCCATAAACTTGTTGACTTACAGCATAATGCATTGCATCGTTTTTGTAATCAGAACCAATACTTATTTTTCTTATAACATTAGACATCTTCAGGTTTATTTTCTTTTTCAATGAAAGTATACGAACCGTCTTCTAGATTAATGCTAATAGCACCGTATTTTTCTTCTAGATCATTTTTGCTTTTTTCTATATCTGAATTAAACTCAGACAATTGATGTAACGTTGAATGCTTTTGAGCTTCTAAGTAACCAATATTTGATAATAAATCGTTAACAGTTTTTTGTTTTTCTTTAATGTTTGTTAACTCTTCTGTTGTAATCTTTTGTTCTTTTGACATTGTATTTAATTTAATTGTTTTCATACTATGATAGTTACATAGTGTACCGTTTAATTACTTATTTAGTCTTACTGTAAAGGATTAATCCCATTTTCTAATAACACTTTTAACCACTCGCTTTCTGTTGTGTAATAATCCACTTCATTCCAAAAAGTATCTAAACAACCAGTTGGTAATACTGAACTATAAGCCATTATATTTACTCTTTCATTATCCCAACATATAAACCAAGTTTCTCTTGAAGGGTTACATAATTCTGAACTTTTCATATTTTTAAGTTGTATAAGTTATAGTCCATCCTTTAGCTACTAAACTATCGATAGCTGCTAAACCAGTTGCACTTGGAGTAGAACCACCACTTTGGTCAAATGTTCCGTTACTTTGACCAGCAGTATCAATACTAACCAATATATTATCTATTGATGTTTGTGATAAATTAGTATTTCTAAACGCTCTTGCGTAAATAGTTGCAGGGGAATTGTCAAACATATTTGCAGGGAAATTCACTAAATTAGAATTAAGTTGCCAAGTTTTATAGAATGTAGCAGAAGAAGATAAATCTAGGCTAGGAAACGTTGTAAAATTACAACTACTAAAAGCTGCTTCAAACGAAGTAACAGAACTTGTATCTATCAACGGTAAAGTAGAAACACTTGTATTTTGAAAAGTTAATCTAAAATTTGTAACAGTTTCAAAATGTCCAATATCCGTAGCACTTATTGTTAAATTATTACAACCTCTGAATACAAATTGTTGAGAACCACCACCTCCATAATTTCCAAAATTAGAAATATCTAATATCTTTAATCTGTCTCCACCATTGTTAAAGTAAAACAATCTAAAGTCACCTACTTCAGCACTAATAGTAACTGTATGTGTTCCATCCCCACTAGGAAATGTTATTGTGTGGTCTCCAGTTAATCCAGTAGCAGTATAACCATCACTAGTAGAAACATCATATAAATATGTTGACGCAGAATTTGTTGGTATTGTGAATTGATTATCATTACTTGTACCTACATTATCAGATTGAACAGTGAATACTATATCATTATTAACACTTGAATAAATTTCAAGTACTCCGCTAGGTATACCAATACCCATACTGATACCCATAGCCATATTACTTAGCTGATATTAATTGTTGAACAGTAGTTTCAGTTGCTAAAACATAGTCTACAGTTACTGGTAAAAAACCACCAGTTCCTAAACCTTTAAAAGTTACAGCATCTGCTGCAGTTGGAAAAGCGTTTACTACGTTTATAGTGAATCCACCAGCTGTACCTCCTGATACAGTTACTATATCGCCTTGTCTGTAACCAGTACCAGCAGCTACAATTGCGGCAGCTGTTATTGCACCACCTACGACTGTTGTAGTTAAAGTAAGACCAGTTCCTAAACCGCTAGCCGAAGTAGTTGCTTGACCTACGCCAGCTGTATAACCGCTACCTCCAGATCCTAACGTAATAGTAGATACTACACCTTGAACACCTACTGCTCCAGCAGGTATAACTTTTAAATCTTTACCAGCAGTTGTATTGTCTCCAATATATATAACAGCTGAGTCTAAGAAAGTTGTAGTATTTATAGTATCACTAGGTGTACAGACTTTTACTTCGTTTGTAGCAAAATCAGGTTGATTTCCAAATTGTCCCATTTTTATTTATTTATTTGTTTATTGTTTTTTTGATTTCTCCCAAGTTCTACCTACAAAGTAAGCACCATACACTGTAATAAGTAATGACTGAAATATTGGTATGTATTCTTTTGTTATCTTAAATTCCCCTACGTTTCCGTCCGTGAAAACTAACAAGCTAAATATAAATGTTAAAAACACTAAAACTAAAGGTCTAATATTTTTAGCTAACCAGCTATCGGAAGCCATATCTGCTTTCCATCTATCTGTAACTTGTTGTTGAGCTTCGCTATCTGCTTTTTCTAATATCTCTTGTATTAGTCTTTGCGCTTCTAGTTTTTCTTCTTTAGTTGTAGTAAGCTTATCGATAACGTTACCTACTTCTTTGATAACGCCACCTGTTAACCATTGGAATATTTTTTTCATTAAATCACTGGTTTACCTGGAGTGTACATGAATGAACCTCCTCCTTTTCTAACAGTGTATGAACCTAAATTGTTTGCTCTTTTTTCAACTGTAGATTTTGGAAACTTAGCTTTAACTATTTCAAATTGCTCGTCAAAACCTTTAACTTGAGCTTCTGATTTTGTTATTTTTTTCTTAGGTTTTTTTGGATCTGGATCAACTTGCAATAAAGCTGAATCTAATCCTCTACCGGTTTTAGCCATCGGAGATCTTCCTGCTGTTTGTTTGTAAGCCATTGTTTTATTTATTTTGTTTATGATTTTTTGTAAGCCTCAGCTTCCCAAGGTAAGTTTTTAGCGCCTTCATTCATTTGTGCTCTTGAGTATTTTTTTCCTTTCCAATATACATATTTATCGTCGTAATCTAAATCACCACGTTTCATTTGGTTTATATGTATTTTTTCGTGCTTTATAACACTTTCTTTTTTTGATGGATCTAAGTCTTTATTAAGTAAGATAGAACCGTTGTTGTTAGCTTTACCTAAAACACCGTCTTCCATATCTACACTGTAAATAGGAGTGCTATCGTAATTATAAGGTGGTGTGTTTAGTTTGAATGCCATAAATAGTTTTAAAAAAAATCCTACGGGTTTTTACGCCCGTAAGATTAATTAGTTTAATTAAGCTGTAAAAGCAGCGCTAGTGAAAGTAACGTTTACTTGAGGCGTTGTAATCACTTGTCTCCCTGAACCAGTTTGTCCTAAAGGAATTTGCGCAACACTTACAGGTGACCCTACTGTTGATACTACTCCACCTGGATTAGCAGTTATTGCAGCTTGGATAGCGTTTAACACGTCGTTAGCAACTAAAGGTGCTAAGTGTGTTACTCTCCATTTTTTCGTAGCAGTTAAATTGTTATCAAAAAAGATATCAGTTGTAGTTGTGCTACCTGTTGCAATTCTTGTAATTTGGTCGATGTTAATCAACAATTCTGAACCTGTTGTTGCTCCTGGAGCAGTTAGGTTAAATTTAATGTACTTTGCCATTTTTGTTAGTGTTAGTGTTAAGTTAGTGTTAGTGTGTGGCATTTTTGAGTTTTATAACAGATCTCTACTGTTTAATTATTTACATTCTACTCTTAGAGTGCTTAGACATAAAAGAACCACCAGCTCGTGAATCAATTGGATTGTCACTTAGTAAGTTTTTCTTTTCTTGTTTATTAGATTCATAACCTTTGTTTTGATTATACAAAGGAGATTTTTTCATCATAATACCTGATTCTCCAGCTGCTACTTCTAGTTCTTTTTTCTTTTCGTATTTAGCTGCTTTTTTATCCCCGCTTTTATAGTCAGCGATAGCGTTTCTAGCGTAGTCTTGTTCTACTTTTTGTTTTGATTTTTTTAAAGGTGATTTTTTCATTTTTATTTATATTTATTTATTATTTAACATTTCCATCTTCTACGTGCTGCTAATCCTCTTTCACCTTTCCACCCTTTGGATCTAGCACAAAAAGACTTTCTTCTTTTAGCATCTTTACTACCTGGTTTAACATCACCAGTTACAGCTGTTTTAAGTTTACTACCTGGGTTTTCTTTTTTATATTTTTTAACACCAGCAGCTGTCATACCTGCTCCTTCTTTAGTAGATAAAAAGTTTCTACCTTTTCCTTTAGTTGTTTTACGAACTCTTAAGAAAGGTGATGAGTCTGGTTGAGTGTAAGGCATTTTATTTTTTTTTGCTATTAAACCATCTATCTAACGTGTAGCCTATACTAACTAAAAGTAAAACAATTTTTAAACCTAATTCTATAGTAGAAAAAGTAGCAACGCTTAATGTCATTGCATTGAAAAACCATATTTTTAAATCTTGCATATTGCCTAACATTTTATAGACCTTGAGCTATTTTAGTAATAGGTAGTCCTTTTGACTTCCCACAACCACAAGGCGCTTTAGATACTTGCATGCCATTTATACCTGAACTAGATCCTTTACCCATTGGAAAACCTGTAACGTCTAGTGGTCCATCCCATATTGCATTTTCACCAACTTGACCTTTTGCTTTATCTTTCATAATAATTTATTTTTTAAATTGTTTAAAATCTTCCTTTTGAACTCCAGGTTCACCATTATACATTGGATCTAATTTGTAAAAAGGAGGATTAGCTAATGACGCTTGTCTTTGTGTCTCGTTTCCAAACATAGAATTAGCAGATGCTTGTACGCTGTCATTGAATAAAGGCTTAGCTGTACCTAATTGATTACTAGCTTTAGGCGGTGTCAGTGTGTACTGAGGTTCTTGATCAACCATTTCGTTATTTGGTTGTGGAGTATTTTGATTTATCATATTATCTATTTTTATCTTTGTTTACGTAACTTATAGCTTTAGTTAAAACCTTATCTGTGTAAGACTCACCTTTAACTAACTTGTTGCTTCTACCATTCATTGAAATATCTTCTTCGCCTAGCATTATCTTATACATTTTGTTTATAAGATGCTTGCATTTAAAAGACACTTTGTATATGTGGTATTTTTGAGTTGTATGATTTCTTTTTCTCCAAACAACTATCCAACCTTCTTTAAGAAGCCTGTTCCATCTTCTATTATCCCAGCTATAAGAATAAGTACCTTCTATAAAATCGTTTTTAGTAAAATACTCTATGCAATCAAAGTAAATTAATAGTTCTAAATCAGAATCATTTAAGTCATTGTTTTTACAAGCCCATTTACGTATTATGCGATAATGTTTTAACAAGTTCATATCTTTTATATCCCTTGCCTCTAGCCTTCTCATAAAACAACAACTATATCTTGTAACTTTATAACGTGGTAAATATCTTTTTCAAATTCTATTTTATGACCAGCATGTCTATCAAAGTATATTTCACTACCTTCTTTCAACCCTGCAGCCTCTGCCTCTTCACCAACCGAAACTACAGTTGCTTTAGTGTACCTAATATCTTCTCTCTGGTTCTGAGCAAGAAGTAAACCACCCTTTGTCTTGGTGGTCCCTTCTTTTTCTTTGTTTATAATTATATTTCTACCTATCGCTTTCATCTATTCTCAAGTTGTTTATTACACAATCTGTTGACAAAATAGTAGTAGCTACTGAAGCCGCATTTCTTAGCGCACTCTTCGTAACTAGCAAAGGATCTATAATACCAGCTTTAATCATATTAATAGTTTTACCATTAACTACATTTAAGCCGACTCCTTTAGTTTTAGGTGATTCGTAACCTTTTATACCAGCATTATCTAATATTGTCTTAAAAGGTGCTCTAATGGCCTCTAGAAGAACACTCTCGCCCTCTGACTTACTTGTTATTCTATCAGAAGCATTTAGTAGTGCAATTCCACCACCTGGAACAATACCTTCTTTAATAGCCGCTTTGGTAGCGCAGATAGCGTCTTCAACTCTATCAGTTTTTTCTTTTAATTCAATTGCAGAATTAGCACCTATTTTAACTATAGCTATTTTAGCTGATAGCATTGCTAATCTTCTCTCAAGTTGAATTATCTCGTGTGATTGACTTGATTCTGTTAATTTAGTTTTAATATCTTCTATAATATCTTTAACTTCATCACTAGAGTCTTTTACTTGTAAAACTGTCTCGCTGTGAGATGTAACACTTTTCAAACATGTTCCTAAGTGTTCTATCTGGATCATATCCATATCGTCACCTAAGTCTTCGTTTATAATTGTAGCGCCTGTTAGCAAAGCTAGATCATCTAAAACTTCTTTCTTGCTAATGCCATAAGTAGGTGCATCTACAACGTTTACTTTTATGTTACCCTTATTCTTGTTCATAGCTAAAGCCGATAAAACACCTTGATCTAAATCGCCTATAATAAGCAAAGGTTTATTGTTTTTTATTACGTACTCTAGCACTGATTGTATTTGTCTAATTGTATCTATTGGAGATTCTACTAGCAAGACTAATGGATTATCTAATTCAGCTGTTTTTAGCTGTTGATTAGTAATGAAATGCGAGTTAGTTACTCCTTTATCGTATTGCACACCGTCTACAACTTCTACTTCTGTTTTCCCATCTGCTGATGTCTCCATCATTACCACACCTGTATTATTAACAGCTCTAAAAGCGTTTGCTATTATTTTACCAAGCTCTGGATCGTTGTTAGTTGATATAGTAGCTATCTGGTCTATCATGTTACCTTCAACGCTTACTGATATTGATTTTAAATATTTAACAACTTTTTCCGTAGCAGAGTTTATGCCATTTTTTAATTCTCTAGAATTTTGTTTACCTATAACCTTATAAGCTTCTTGCAATATAGCGTGAGCTAACACTGTTGCAGTTGTGGTACCATCACCAGCTTCTCTAACTGTTTTTCTAGCAGCTTCTTTAAGTAGAGTTGCACCCATGTTTTCTACAGGGTCTCTAAGTATTATTGAATCAGCTACAGTTACACCA